TAGTGGGTTTGCAGTTAAAATATCGGAAACGGTTCAGCAAATTATAGAGGTTACAGGCTTAACGATTTCGGATTTTGTGATCGTAGAAACTATGCAGTTAGGTTCATCAGAAGTAAATTTAACAACAGATAACGAAAATATTTTTCAATATATATTAACATTTCAACACAAACTAAACAGAGCTTAAAATGGCAAATGAACAATTTTCAATGGGATCTTTATTCATGCTTTACATTCGTAATGCAGGGACATGGAAGCCCGTTTCGTGCTTAACCAGCAATGGGATCTCAGAGAGTTGGGATTTTGCAGAAACCGTTGTAAAATGCGATCCGGGAGTGACCAGACGTAAACCAACTACTTACTCGTACGAGATTCCAATCGAGGGAGTTTTCACGGACACTTCCGGTATTGGTGGTGATACGGCTAAGGCGTCATGGGATACTATAAAAGTTCCTGCACGTGCAAAGACTTTGACTGAGTGGCAGATTGCACTTTTAAAAGTGGATGGAACCGAAGATCCTAATTTCGCAGCTCAATACGGGTCTGCTTATTTTTCGGCCTTAGAAATTTCAGCACCAGAAAGCGACTTCATTACTTTCACAGCTACCATGCTTGGAGATGGTGATATAACTGAAACTGATCCTTATCCGGGCTACTAATTTATGGAAGGTCATTTAACGTATGTAATTAACGGAATTGAGCGGAAAATGTTTTTTGGAAATTATGCGCTCGAAAAGGTATTAAAGCATTTTAACGTATCTCTAAATGATTTAGACAAAATACCTGATTCCGATCAATTAGAATTTATTCGTATTTATATGTATCATGCAATGATATATGTAATTTTAAAAGACGGGGGGACTCCTGATTTTAGGGAAATTGATACGCATGAATGGGTTGAAGAAAGTAATTATGATTTGATAACAAAAGTTACTGAGGTTATTAATGAAAGCCTAAGAAGGCGTAATATTACCGAATCCGACACTCAAAAAAAAAGCAACAAGAAAGCCTAAATTGGGATAATGATGTTTTGACATTTGCATACGGTGAGCTGGGTTTGATGCCAGACGAGTTTTACGCCCTGACATGGAATCAGTACCTGATGAAATGTCAGGGCTTTTTCAATAAAGAAAAGAAGGAATGGGAGCGAATCGGTTGGGCAACTTGGAATTGCATGCGAGTTCATGTATCAAAAGGGATGCCGTCCTATAAAAAGTTTATGTCATTCCTGCATGAAGATGAACAGGTGAAGGATTTAGATAAAATAAAAGAATTTATGAACAAAGCAATGAGTAAATACTTGAAAGATCGTGAAGGGAATTGAAATACCTATTGGGGCTCCGCTGGGGCAGTTGGATTCAGACCTTAAAGGTGCGAAGTCTAAGCTAAGTGCTTTCACAGCTGATCAGGTTAAGGCAGCAGGAGGGTTAGATTCCTTTAAACGTGCTGCAAATTCGGGCGGTCAAAGTTTACAAAACTTTGCCAAAGGAACCAATTCAGCGAATTTTGCTTTAACCAATTTTGGCAGGGTTGCACAAGATGCACCTTTTGGGTTTATTGGTATTCAAAACAACTTAAATCCGTTATTAGAATCATTTCAGGCATTAAAGAAAGAAACAGGGTCAACTTCATTAGCCTTTAAATCTTTAGGTGCTTCATTGCTTGGCCCTGCTGGTATAGGTATAGCGTTATCGGTTGTAAGTGCTGGAATATTACTGTATCAGCAATACCAACAAAAAGCAAATAAAACAACTGAAAACGCAAATAAAGTAAATGACGATTATGCAAAGTCATTGGGGGATGTTGCTCAGGCTCAGTTAGTAGGGGCGCAAAGTGCTGCATCAGAACTTACAAACTTAAAAGTGCTGTATGGCCAAACACAAAACACAACCCTTTCATTAAAGCAAAGAATTGCTGCATCGGATGAATTGCAAAGCAAATATCCAGCCGTATTTAAAAATCTTTCAGATGAAACTATTTTGTTAGGTGGTGCAGAACAAAAATACAAAGAATTATCAATTGCAATATTAGCCTCAGCAAGGGCAAGAGCTGCACAGGACTTAATTACTAATAACACAAAAAGTCAATTAGAAAACGAGCAGAAAATAATTGATTTAAAATTAGACGAAATTAAGTTAACTAAAAGTCAATTAATAGCAAGAAACAATCTTGATAAATCATCGGGTAGTGCAGGCGTTGGTGGGAGTAATGCACAAGGTTTGGCGATTGCATTATCTAAAATTGAGGGTAAAATAACTGCTAATAAAACAGTACAAAACGATTTAGTAAAAGATAACAATAAATTAAGTGAGCGGAGCCTTGAATTAATTAAGTCTATTAATATCGAAAGTGCAAAGGCTCCGGTATTAGATCCGAAAGTAATTGATGGTCAGGCTACGCCAAAAAAATCAGGCGGTTTATCGGGTTCACAAAAAAATCAAATTGATACTCAAAAAAGGTTTGCCGAAATTATGGCACAGGGCAAAGCTTTTGAAGGTAAATTAATTATAGATCAGATTGAAAGAAATGCTGATAAAGAAGTAGAGGCCACAAAAAAAGCATTTGACGAGATAGAATCTTTAAATGTATCACTTGGTAAAATTACATTAGATCCATTTAGTAAAGATTTTTCAACTAAGATTGCAGAACCTTTAAAGGATGGTATAAAAACTATGTCATTTGAATTATTCAGATTTAATGACATGGCAACTAATATAATTGGAGGTGCTTTAACTGATACATTTTCAGGGATTGGCGAGGCTATTGGAAATGCATTATCTACAGGAGCAAATTTAGCATCGTCTATCGGATCAGTTCTTTTATCTACTTTAGGCAGTGTTCTTGGTCAGTTAGGGCAAATGGCAATTGCTACAGGAGTGGCTTTGCTTGGAATTACAACTGCATTAAAAACACTTAACCCATTTGTAGCTATCGCTGCTGGGGTAGCACTTTTAGCACTATCGGGAGTTGTAAGGGGCGCAACCGCAAAAATAGGATCTAATATGGGGGGTGGAAGTTCAGGGGGATCTGTTTCTGTTCCTGCTCAATCAAATTCTTATTCCCCATCTTCATCATCATCCGGCTCTAATAGTGATTTTGGTGGTGGTAGGGTAGTATTTGAAATTTCAGGCACTAATCTTATAGGGGTGCTAAATCGTGCAGGTGCTAAACTTCAAAGGTTCGGGCCATGAGTTATAACGAACGCTACTTCTTTACTTTCTATGCTGATAAAGATATTCGTACTGCCGTACCATCGGATGAGTACGAGGTTAAGATTTTAGGACTAAACACAACCGAACCACCAGAGGAAATACAGGCGCAAGAAAATCCCGTAACGATCATTTACCAAAATTCAAGCGACAACAAAATGGAACCATTCAGAGGTTCGGAATGTACGCTAAATTTAATGGCTACGGAAAATTTTCAGCTTGAAGATTTATATACCGAAAACGAACGGTTTTGGTTGGTTCAGGTTTACCGGAATCTTTCACTAATTTGGCAAGGGTTTATAATTCCCGATGGTTGTCAAGAATCATTCAGCTTTACACCCTACACGATTTCGGTCAATGCCGTTGATGGTATGGGACTTTTAAAGAATCTGTCCTATGTGCAAAATGATGGCAATTTTTGGCTCGGTAAGCAATCGTTTTCGGATGTGATATATAACTGCTTTAACAGGCTTGGGCTACCTGTCATTAACATTAAAACGTGCGTAAATATCTATCCTTCATCCTATACGCCATCCGACACTTTAGATCCGTTGGATGAAACCTATGTTGATGCACAGCGATTCCTATTGAATGATGAAATTAATCCTATGAACTGTCAGGAGGTTTTAATATCAATACTTCGTGAATGGACTTCATGCATTATCATGAGCGAAGGTGTGTATTATATTTACAGGCCAAATGAGGCAGCCTTATCAGATACTTTAGTATACCGATCCTACACCGATAATGTTTATACAGGACTTGAAACCAAAAACATAGCTGAAGTATTGGGCGGTTTTTCAGAAGGTGTTGTATTTGCGCCCTATTATCACGTGAACACCGATCAGCTAAAAATGATTGAACGGCCTTACAAAAATGTTTCCATTTCTTATAAATATGGGTTGAAACAGAATCCAGATGAAGAACTTGCAAACCCGGGATTAACAGGAGCTGGGCAAGGATGCGGAGGGGATCCGATAGGACCATGTGATTTAGTGACCATTCCCGGCTATACTAAGACCGGAGTTATGCAGGCCGGTTTATATCCAACGGGTGGAGTTATCTTTTACAGTACGGGCGCAAGCTTTCAAGACATTACAAACTATTATCAAAACGATAATTTAGTCCCGGTTACTTTTAACGTAACTATTCAAAACTATGTCAAATTTGTAATTGATTATACTAATCCTAATTTCCTTTTCGGGGTTGATATGAATTTTGTTATTTCTTTAACAGATGGTAATATTACATGGTATTTACAATTAGATGGGAGCTGGGCAAACCCACCAACGGACCCGGGCACAAAATACTATTCTATACGATCTCAGGCAGGCTTAACAGGGTCGTTAACTATTACTTCAAAGATAATACCCTCAAGCGGAAATATAACATTTAGGATTTTAGCACCATCAGGAACAGTTGAAGATATTGTTTACACAGGGATTTCGGGTAAGGTTTTTTTAGACTTAGGCGTACAGGTTGGCGAGATACACACGGCAACACAAACGGGTGAATTCTCTTACGTACCTGATA